ATAATGTCAATCTCACCTTCAGGAGCATATACTTGAGAATCAATGTATAGCTTACTCATGGCACGAAACAAACGAACAGCATGATCTCCAGAGTTATCTGGAAAAGCAGAAGGACAATCAATGTATTGATTCTGAAATGTTTCAGTATATGTTGAACGAGAAAGTCCACCAACACTGCCTGTGGTTTGAGATCCAAAAGGTTGTAAAGCAAACCAACCATTAGTAGCTCTAGGAGACAATGTTTCCAGCTCAGAAAGAACAGTAGATTCATTGTTTACAATCTGCTTACAGAACTCACGTTGCAACATTCCCATTACGGACTTGAGACGAGCTTCTGCAATGTTAATCACAGCACGATCGCCTTTGTTGGTAAGTTGTTCCTTCTCGGTAATTACTACGGGAGCAACAAAGTCACACCAGTTGTATTCAGTCTGACGAAGAGGATCTTTTACTGCAAGATTTACAGATTCGTATCCACTGGACAGCTGAGTAATCATCGAATGTTCAGTCATAATAGCAGGGCAGTTTACCTTGCTTCCACCATCACTCTCAATAATCGCACCATGTGAACGGATTGCATCAAGAAGGGGGATGTTTTTAAATGTATTGTCTACCTCACGATCTTTTAAGATACGCAGGGTTGACGCTAGTATGTCGGGTTGGATAGCCATTTTAGGCTCCTACGTTAAAGGTTTTGTTCATCGCACTCGTATCCTATCGTGAGGGGAGTCTGCATCTACGTGTCCTGAAAACAGGGGAATCTGCATTGCGACATGATTATTGTATAACATATTTATTTCTGTTGCTTTAATAAATGTTGGTACAAGTCATTGGCTTTCATCTTTGTAGCACCTTTGGGGATCGTCTTTCCCTTGTTTTGGCCTACTCCAATCTTAAGTCCACTTACCTTTGCAGCGTTCTTAAATGCCAGCTCTTGTACTTGTCTACGCTCAGATGCTGTATGGCTTCTTCTACCTTTTACAATCCAATACGCATCTTGTAGTGACAAAGATTCATTGTCCAACAATGCTTGTCGAACATCCGTTTTTAATCCTTCGTCTGAACTCAGGTCAGGATGCTGACTCATAAATGTATCTATTTTGGCTTTTGCGGATGCTTTCATCTGTTGTTCGGCCATTGGCTGCAATACAGATTCCAATCTTTCAGCAACAATCTTATTTACATATCGCTGAAAAGACTCTGTATCGTATGGGTCAAACTCTCCGGCATCTTGTTTTGCTGCTTCTTGAATCGCTTTGTATGCAGCATTATCTTCCAAACTCATTTTCATAGCTTGAAGATGCTGTGCTTGTTCAGCCATTTCCTTTCGTTCTGCTGCCAGCTCTTGTGTCTTGCGAGTATAATCTGCACGTAGCTGTTGCATTGCTCGCTGACTTTTATCATCGGCTTGTTCAAACAGTTTATCCCAAGATTCTCCTTCACGAAGTCCTTCAGGCTCAGGAGCCTCTTCTCCATTTTGTTCTGCTTCATGACGAGCCAGTAACGCTTCTACACGTTTGTCATAATCATCTTTGTAGTTATCAATAGATGGTCTTTCATTTACTGAAACTTGATTTTCGGAGACTTCGGAAGTGTCCTCCGATGGAGTTACAGTTTCAAGATTAGGGGTTCCTGTATTTTCGTCTGACATATTATATCCTTGATGCAAATAGTTCTTCGTCTGATACTTCCATACCACCCTCAGACATTGGGGCGGGTTCTACTGTTTCTTCTGTTATCACTTCTTCTTCACCTGGTGCAAGAAAGTCTTTAAACTTTGCATCATTTACTACACGTTTCATAAGTGCAGAAAGTTTTGCCAAGTCATTATCTGAAGCAATCGCTGTCATTTCCATATCTATTGGTACACCAGCTTGTTCAGCTATTGTCATGATTGCCATAATCATCTGCATAAGCTCTTGTGGCAACATGGTCATATCTTCTGTATACTGTGGCATTGGCTCTTGTTGGCCCAACATAGGCATGATTTCATTGACTACATCTACAACAGCGTTCAATCCTCGTGAGGAAAACTTTCCTTGGGGAGTCATTATTTGCATCCCTTCTTGTTCGGCTGCATCCATTCCTGCTCCAATGGCATCGGCTTGCATCATCATTTCCTGTGGTACTGACATGTTATACTCCTATAAAACTTGTGCAACAGCTTGTGGGGAACCTTGTTGGCCTTGTTCAAGTGCTGCTGTGGGGGAAGGTTGTTGTTGTGTCTGAGCTAAATCTTGTATGCCTTCTACTTGTGTTTCCAAAAAATCTTCTGGAAGGTCAAGTTTGCGTACAAGTTCTTGTAATACTTTTTGTTGTGGAACACCAAGCTCCATCAACATCCCAATAGAGTTCATGAAGTCTTGTTTTTTTACAGCGTCAGATACAGGTGTCGCTCCAGCATCCAAAGCATAGAAGTTAAAATCTCCATCTAAATCTTCTTGTCGGACTACCTGAGTCTTGCCATTGATAACAATAACATCTGGATCATCTTCTAGAAAAATCTTCATCATACTGACATATACAGAAGCACAATGTTCAATCATTGCATCACGCTCTCTTGCCAATCTTCCGATTTCCGATGAACTATACGATGCCAATGCAGTAATCTCTGTGGCCGTAGCTCTTGTTGCTTCGCCTCTTGTAAAAGGAGCCATGACAGAACCACGCTGAAAATCATCATTTACTTGTCGAACATATGTCTCCAGCTCAGCAGGGACAGAAGCATGTGGGACTGCTTGGATTGAACCTGCAAGATTCTGAGAAGGAGATAGCTCTGCTTCTATATATTCACCATCTGCACCCAAAGCAAGCTTTGCCATATCTTCATCGGTAAATACACCTTTCTTTACAACCCATTGTCTTGCTGCTCTACGTACCATTGTAGACTGGTATGTACGAATAATGTTTGTCTCTTCTACCTGGCTATATACTCTGCGAAGTGCAGAATACCCACGAAGAGGAAGGTCAGGTTGACGTGAAAAGTACAAAGGAACAAGAGGTGCAATAGGATTATTGGCTGCATCTGTAAATGGTATTTGATCGTACTTTTGTGTTTCGGATTCTTCACCATCACCTATCTCAATCTCTACTCCATCGAACAACCACTTCTCACCATTAAGATAATCAGGACTCCAAACATACATCTTGTTGTTTTCCAAGTCATAAAACTCTACAACCTGGATGTATTCAAAAGGACTTTCAGGTTCTTGGCCGCTTTCGTTCAATGCAGATAGATTGATACCCATATATCTTGCATTGTTTTCGCTATTATCGTAGTCCAAAAATCTTATCAACTGGTGAGTAGCATATCTTTTGTTGCCATACTTGGCTTTTGCTTCTTGTAAAGTGATGTGGTATCTGTGGCCTACATACTTTTGCTGACTCCAAGAAGGAGCATCCGTATCTACAACAACATCCCATGCCGCAACTGCTGACACACCCACACGCTTAAATGGATCAGGATGCTGTGTTGCATACAGTTTCAAAAATGCACATGGGTATATCAGGGCTAGTCGTGACACATCCTCTATCTGTGTGCGGATCTTATCAAGGAACGCATTGGATAGGGCTTGGACTTTGTTTGAATCCCCTCTTCCTCGTACATCACCCTTGACAATCACAGAAGGATTTCGTGAATACAACGAGGCAATGTAACCTTCTACATATTCATACGCACGCGTTGTTTCGATCAAAACTTGATCAGGAGAATAATCTTTGTCCCAAAACCTAGTCATGTACGCAGCTCGTAACTTACGAAGTTCTGACTTCTGTTCATCCCAATATGCTTCATGTCTACGAAATAAAGCTTCGGCTATCTTTGCTTTCATTGTGCGCTCCTATATGGCAACCGCATCAAGCGTATCCGCTTTGCTCTTTTATTGCTAATCAATCTATCCATCAAACCTTGTTTCGCATTGCGAACCATATAACTTGGTATATCTCTAGCACACCTGTAGGCCAATGCCATTGCATCTGCCATATCATCATGTAGGCCATTTGGTGCTTCAGGAGCTACCTTGTATATCGTCATACTTCGTAACTCCATCAAAGTTGTCATGTCTAGTCTTGTCAACATATCAGCAGATACCATTTCTCGTAAAATCTCATAAGCCTCAATCTTACTCTTTGCAGATGTAACCCAGTGCTTACCTTCTGCACTATACCAAAGATTTGTATACCCATAGTCAATGAGCTTCTGAATCACTACATGTCCATGGTTATTACTCTCACATAGTATCAAAGCATCATTATATTTCTGTCCAATGTGCATAATCTTTTCGGAAAACTCTACTGGACTAATCGTATTGCACCTGTATTGGTATACTACCTCTCTGGAGGAAAGAGAAACCACACAGATACAAGAATAATCACCGCCCACACCACCAGCAACATCCACTCCAATGGCATATACATCCTCATTGTATACCTCCTTTTCATACATACGTTCATTACCATCAAAGATGATCGGCTCTATTTTGTCAAGTGCGTCAGGATCAAAGTAGGCAGAAGAACCAAAAGAAAAAGCATCATCAATACTAGCAGGATACTCACGTTTAAACTTATCAATGCCAATCGTGGCTACCTGTTCTCGCCTCCACTGGATCTGATCGTCATCTAATCCATACAAGTTTATGAGTTTCTGTTCCTCCTCTGTATATATCATGTCGGTTGGAGCTGGAGTTTTGTAGTTTTCATGCTGCCACCACCAAAATGTTATCAATGTCCATCCATTATCTGGTGCTTCTTTGCACAATCTATGGAATACGTCACCCACAGTATTGGGTGTAGACTCAATAACAATCTGACCTTTCCCAACAGTAGCAACAACCTGAGCCAGTACTTCTCCTTGATCCGGATAAAAAGCAAACTCGCTCAGATGTGCAGCGTTCAATGTAAAACTTCTTGTTCCTCCACTTGAACGAGCAGTATATGATGATAGGCCAGCTTGTGTATCATCAAAAATCATATCGGTTGTGTTGTCAATCGAACAATGACGCTTCAACATTTCAGGCAAACCATTCAAAAAAAGATTATCCATCTTCCGAAGATGCTTTGCGGAACGGTCATGGAAACTCAATACACCATACTTTATCGGGTCATGACTTGTGTATATCTTCCAAAAAGCAAACGCCCTCAATAAAGTACTCACACCAATCTGACGTGGCTTTACAACGATAATCTTATTGCT